TCAATACTGGGAGCTATCGGACAGGCTCCTATAACACAGTTAAAAGATCCTGTAACTGGGGCAATTACAAACGCAAACCCAGAAATACAATTTATATATAATTTATTAAAAGATGCTAGCATAGACGTACAGTCAGAGGGCTGGCATTTCAACAAAGAAGAACATGTCGAATTTGCAGTAGATGCTACTACTAACAAAGTCACTATTCCAGCAGATGTAGTTAAATTAGATTTTCACAACAACTGGCATGAAAGAACATATAACTTTGTAAGACGTGGGGGATTCTTGTATGACAAGATAACTCACACAGATCAATTTCCTGACACAGAAAAATTTGTACTAGATGTTACAAAGATATATGAGTTTGAAGATTTACCTCCAGTATTCAGAAGACATATTACTTACAGAGCATCTAGAATGGCAGCTACTCAACTTGTAGCTAACCCACAATTAGTACAACTTCTAACTACCCAAGAAGGTTTAAGCAGAGCTAGCATTATGGAGTACGAATGTAATCAAGGTAATCACAGCATGATGGGATTCCCAGATGAAACTTCATATAATACATATCAACCTTGGAGGAACTTAGCAAGATAATGGCAGGCATAACACAAACTATAGCTAGTTTTAACCAAGGTATATCTGAACAGCCAGATCATTTAAAATTCCAAGGTCAGGTAAGAGACGTAGTTAACGCTATACCTGACGTAACTTATGGTCTATTTAAAAGACCGGGTGCAGCTAGAGTAGGTACAGCACCATTAGCTAGTGTAGCGAGCGGTGGATCTTGGTTTCATTACTTTCGTGATGATAATGAAGGTGCATATGTAGGACAAGTAGATTCATCAGGAGCACTTAGAGTATGGAAAGCAAGTGGTGATAATGCTGGAGCTGCACAAAACGTATCTTATGGTACTGGTGGTCAAACAGCAATTCAAAACTATTTACAAACAAGTGACCCAGAAAACTTACAATTCCTTACTATCAACGACACTACCTTTGTTACTAATCGTGATAGCTCTAATTCTAATACTGTAGTTGGTGAGACTGGTACTACATTTGCTAGACCAGAGCCTCACTGCGCTATGATAGAACTACTACGAACAGAGAATGGACGACAATACGGTATTAATATTTACGATAGCACTGCTACTTCTAGCAACCTCACTACTGTAAAACGAGCAACTAAAGTTAAGATTACAGGTAACAGCTATGACGAGGGAAATGGCTCAGGTCACTGCCCCGGTATAGGCACAGAAGTATATTCTGTAACAGCTAAAAGTAGTTATGGTGCTAGTGAAAATATAACACATGTTAAAAATGCAGCTGGTACTACATTAGTAGCCTCTGGTCAACAAAGAAAAAATTTAGTTTTTCGTGTCACAGCTTTAGGTCAGCAAGGTGTTAGCCCTAATTATAGTGCTAGCAGCAACGGACCGGGTGGTAATAACTATAGATGTAGTTATAATTTAGAAGTTATACTACTACATGGTGGAGAAGGTTGGGAAGTTGATGATGTTGTACGAGTAATTCCAGAACATGCTAAAACCGCTAACTCCAGTAACGGACAAGCTTATATAGATGTTACTGTAACAGAAACTGAAGAAACAAACGTTAAGGCTACGCTTACAAATAATGGAGACGGATTAGTACGTCCAGCACCTACACCATTTGATGCTGATACAGCTGTAACTGCTGATACTATACTAGCTGGTATGGTAGATGCGTTACCCAGTGGTATTGATGCTAAAGTTATAGGACCGGGAATTTATCTATCTAGTAATAACCCGTTTAACGTAGAGATTGTAGAAGAAGATCTTATGAGAGTCTTTCAGAAATCTATCAACGAAGTTACCTTACTACCTAATATGTGTAGACATGGTTATATAGTTAAAGTAGCTAATGCTAGAATGTCTGATGAAGATGACTACTACCTACAATTTCAAGGAGAAAATAATTTAGATGGTACTGGCTCATGGGTTGAATGTGCTTTACCGGGGATAACTAAAACTCTGACTAACATGCCGTTAGTAATACAGAGAACAGCTTTAGCTAACCAAGGTACATCAAGTGAAATAGCTACATTTACTGTTAAACAATTTACCTACGCAGACCGACGTGTAGGAGATACTATTACTAACCCTATGCCTACCTTTGTAGGTAAACGTATAAACAAAGTATTATTCTTTCGTAACAGATTAGCTGTATTAGCTGGAGAAAATGTTATACTGTCACGACCCGGCTCACTTGGAGAGCCTGACTTTTTTATAGAATCAGCTCTTACTGTATCAGCTAGCGACCCTATTGATATATCAGCTGCCTCTATGTTTCCGTCAGAAATTTTTGATGGCATAGAAATTAATGCCGGTTTACTTGTATTTAGTACAAACCAACAATTCTTACTATCTACAGATGACACAGTTCTGAACCCAGATACAGCAAAACTACGTAGTGTATCTACATATAATTACAACAAAGACGTACCTCCTATCTCGTTAGGTACGACCATATCATATATTGATAACTCAGGTAAGTATAGCCGAGTCAATGAAATGGCTAACACTTCAAGAGAAGGAGAACCTGACGTTGTAGAAATCAGTAAGCTTGTACCTTCACTACTACCTAAAGACATAGATTTACTTACTAACTCAAGAGAAAATAATTTAATACTAGCAGCTAAATCTAACGATACTAACTGCTTTGTTTATGGATATAAGTAT